TTTTCAGATATTTCTTTTTTCTTGCTTGGCTCTTTTGATACGTTCATGATTTCCATGAGGACTTCATCTGCGAGCTTTCGCAAGTTTTCATCAATCGTTCTGAGCGCAAGACTTTCGTCAGACATATCTGTTCTATTTGGTACAGTTATCATGGTCTATCACTCCTACCTCTATAGTATCTTGTAAGCGATTCAATATCTGTTCTTCCTACACCCTCAATTTTTATAGAGAACTTCGCTTGCCTGTTAGGGATGATTGGTACGCTAAGTGTTTTCCCTCGCTCCGTTTCGCACTCATATATAGGTTCCCACTCACCGCTACTGCTTTGAGTGCTTATCCTTAGCTGTGCTCCCGGCTGCATATCTAGTCTCATGTTTATTTTCTTATAAGACTTCATATTCTCTACGAATTCATCGAATGGTCCAAATACAGCAAACCACTTAATATCATCTTCCGGACGTTTTCCTGTAGTGGTCCAGATGTTGCCATCTGCTATGTATATAAGCTCGTTATTCACGTTGGCAAAGGCTGTTACTTTTGTTTCATCTTCCTTGTGCCACAGTCTGCGAAGTATATCGTAGGTGAAGATATTGTACTTATTCTCGCTTTCATTTAGCATCGAAATGTAATATTTCTTACCGTTACTTCCGCCGACAGCTGATTTGAACTGATAATCTCCGAACGCTTCGGATATCATTACCGGATATGTTCCGCCATCATAAGCCATTACGCCCGTTAGTGAATGGTAGTACAATACACCGTTTACGATTACAGCCGACTTGTCCGAGCCCTTCCTTATTCCGAAGCACTCAGTGCTGTATAGCTGATATTGACTAGGCATGCTTCCGAAAATTTTATGCATGTGATGCTCTTTAAAGAAGATTAGGTGCGTAGGATATGCAGCACACCCTGTAAACTCACCATCTGAACCAACCTCTAGCGCGTATGAATCGTTTGCTAGCGACTGGAAGTAGTTCCAGTTAAGTGGGTCTCCCAACTTACTAGCATAGATTGTGTTGTCCTCGCTCCTACAGCCCCATAATCTATTGTTGCTTTCCATGACGTAATCAAGGTCTGGGATTTCTCGTGCGAGCTTTACTTCCTCTTCAACATACGACTCCTTAGTTACATCGTCACTCGGCATTCTGAATGAATTCTCGTAAGTGGTAATTGTGCTACCTTCTATGCTTTTAATAACAATCACCGTGTTATTGCCTGGTTGCTTTTTGCACCCTGATATTTCAATCGCATCACCAACAGAGAATTCAGATAGATCTGCGCCAACTAAATATATGCTGCCTGGCTTAATTGTTGCCGTGGCGCGCACCGATGCATCCATGTGTTTTACGGCGTTATCTGTAATATCTAGATACACCTTATCTGGCCATATGCAGATTTTGTTATTATGTGCCACCATAGTTTTAGGCATGATGTTGTTTATTCGCTTTTGGTAATCCATGCCACCTTTAGAGTATTTGATAAATGTTCTTATCTCTCCATCTACCTCGTATCTATCTATGATATATGGCACATTGTTTTTTACGATGATATCCCTTGGATGTTGCACTGGCATATCTATGATATTCCTTGGTGCTCTTTGAGAGAGTACAGGGTACTTATCTGATGACAAGTTGTACATATCCCTCATCTCACCGTCATCTATTACAGCATTTGCGTTATATCCTTTGAACTGTAATACCGACTGCTTGCCATTTATCTTTGGCTGTATTTCCTTAAGTAGCATATGCGCCTCCTAAAAGAAGTTCTTAATTCTTAAATTTTTAAATCTGTTGCTTTTCGTTATGTAATAGTTGCGTGCATCTACTGCTCGGCTATTATACAGACTCAGCCAAGCATTGAACGAATCCCACTCTTCCATTGCTTGGCAAGTCATAGCTGCCACATAGTACACATAAATAAAATCAAATGGCTTTTCTAGTAGCAGCTCTTCTGTTTGCGTGTCGCTAGTTACCTGCCTCTTCATGTCTTTTTCTTCGAGATTTAACAGTTCTCTCTGAACTATATTCTCTATCTCGTTAACATACGCTATCTTTTCTTCGTCAGTACACGTGTTCGGACAACGATCGTTAACCGTCTTAATTACTTCTGCTGTATTCATTTTTAACCCTCATTTACCTTGTTCTTAAGCGATATCCAGTCAGTAGCTTTAATGTCTCCATTAGGAATTACGCTTAAAGCTAGTGCCCTTCTTAATTCATTATGCTTTTCAAGTGTGATAAGTTCGTCCTCTTCAATAAACATTAAACTGCTACCAACTTTTTTATTTATAAAGCGTATAAGCCTATTCACCTCAGTACCTGTTAAAGCGATTTCCTTTTGCGCATCAACGATACTGTCGTATTCAAAGCGATGATATGTATATACTGGAACTTCTAGAGAATAAGATATCTTTGTTGAATCTGTGGCATATCCTTTTATCCTGATTAGATATTCAGTATTACCGCTAGGTAAAGTTATTGTGAGCTTTGGCTTATATTTAGTCGTTATAAGCCTCGTCCACTCTCTTTCGCCAATCTTGTATTCAATGTCATAGCTCATTTCGTCTCTGTCATCATTTACAAACCAATTGACAACAGCATCTTTAGTTCTGATAACAGATTCAATGCTTTTGATAACAGGAATTGCAACAAACCCCATTTCTCTTGTCTTAACAGTTTCAATCCAGGACTTTATAATCTGAGAATCTCTATAGATTTCAACCACGACTTCATAATCTGTGAAAGCTTTAAGATTCTTTAGGTTTATAAGCGCGCTTTCGCTTCCTGTTGTCACGCTCTCTTCTCTATATTCTGACTCGAATGCAGCTTTATACTTCGCTTTTATAATTCGATCCCACCCAGTATTCATCATGTGAGATATGCTTACCTGGATGCTACTATATGTATCTGATTCAGCTTTTATAACTGCGCTACTTGGTTTAAGTGAATCAGATACAACGGTTTCTTTTAAAATTATGTCCTTGCGTTTAATGAGCGTTCTAACATCATATCTACAGCCTGTTGTGAGCTTTTCGAACTTCCTCGCCTTAGTACCTATACCTAAAGATAGTTCATCTTCTCCCATGTACTGAAAATTTCCTGCACCTGCTGGCCTTATATACCACTCTAGCGTTCTAGCGTACGAAATGTTTGAATTAATCTCTTCAACCGCTATCAATTCACTTTCTGTAGTAGTTGTGGTCAGTTCTCCTTTTGCACTAGGTAACGTAATTACTGAATCAAACGAAGTTATCTTGTAGCCATCCACGAATTCTTCTACCGATATCTCGTAGTCAGTATTTGACATGAGGTCATTAAACGCCATGCTACAATCTCTACTGCTGTTAGATACAGTTTTATTTCCAATATGGTTCCATGCCTCACCTTTTGCCCTATGCCAGAAGCGGAGCTCTTTTTCATATCCTGTAGGTAGTCCGCTTATATTAACTATCATTCCGGATTCAGTTACATCTTTTAATGTTAATAGTCCGGCTGTGCTTAATGGCGGTGCCGGTAAAGCTCCGCCACTTTCCCATACCCTCTGTCCGTATCTAGGCTTATTCGATGTTAATACAATCTTGATATGGGCATTGCCAGAAACACGTTTGACTCCGTAATATGGCGTCGAATTACTAATACCCGACCATCTGATAGGTTTATTCTGTTTTAACCTCGTAGTGCCCATATATTGTCCGTCTATGTACACTGCCATATCCAAATACCAACCGTACCACGACTGCCTATAATCTAAACCGTGGATATATGTGTTTATACGGTAATACATATATGCGCCATCACGATAATAATCTGTTGTGGCAGTAAGTCTGATTCTGGGTCCACTATGTATCACCCATTGATTAAATAGAGTTGTTGCCATATCACCACCTACTTATATACTGCAAAGCATTTAGCCTCACTCCATACACTGCCAGCGTAGTATTTAACCTTACCGCTTACGTTATCTAGCCATAGCAGACTCTTGTCTTCTGGTTCGGTTCCTGATATAGCAACCTCAGGCTTATTTAACACCTTAACTTCTGCACCGCCTATGTACAGTAAGCCTTTTGACTTATCAAATCCTAGCTGTCCTTCTTCAATTCCATCTTTACCATCCTTGATTGGATAGATACCCTTTAATCTGGTTTCAAGGCTAGATGCAGTGACAAGCGATGTTACATCAAAGTTACTACCGGTTATCTCGTTAGCTATCTGCACAAATGCGCTATACAAGTCATCTAAGTATCCTTGTTTCTCCTGGATGTTCTCTAGAATTTTATTCGCCTGCGCGACGATACCTGCGGTTTCGCTCGCTCTTAATTTCTCTGCTCGCTCCCTTGCCTCTTCGGCCGCCTTGTATGTTGATACCTCTTTTACGAGTGCGAGAAGTACCGGATAATATTCTTCTTTTTCAATTTCGGTATTGTCTATATTTCCATCTGATACGTTATATGTGAATCTTGATGTAGTCATCTTCTTGCCGTTTGTGTATATGGAAATATCCACGAAGTACAGTCCCACAAGTTTTGTGACCTCTGGAACCGGCTTATATGTTAGAAATCCTTGCGCCGCATCTTCAACAGTCAAGTGATCTCCTATACAATCAACAAAAGCTTTTCCATCTGGGCGAATAATTTCGATTGTTACAGCGGTATACTCCGAGAAATCAAACGAACTACTGCCATTAAGTAATTTGATATCGATTGCTGCATCATCATCGAACTGTACTAGTCCATTAACAATGATGGACTTCACTTTATTTATATCTACCGTTACGCTGATTCTTTTCATATTGTCTCCTTAATAAATTAAGCGAGAGCCTCAGCCCTCGCTTTACACAGCGTTATAGCTGCCTTATAGTCTATTCTCGAGTTCCTTGTACTGCTGCTGTGCCTCTTCTTCGTAGTCAGCGGCAAGCCCTGCCTGCTTCATTGAGTCCTCAATAACAAGCTGCACCTTTCTCGGTACCATAACCTTGACGCCTCTCTTAATCTGATAGTTCTTACCGTTAAGTGTGACTACTAGATCATCAGAGTATTTGTCTGAATCCTTGAATAGCATAATTTCAACAAGTTCTTCTAGGTAATCATCGCTTACCGGAGCAGTATTTTCAGCAGCCTCTTCATCTGCAGTATTTTCTACCGGAGCAGCAACCTCTTCATCTGTCATAGTTTCAACAGCTTCTAGCTCTTCATTTTTCTTTGCCATATTTGCCATAATTCTTTCTCCTTATATCAATATTGCTAGCCTGCAGAATTACAGGCTAGCTTTATGAATTAGTTTGGATCAGATTCCAGTGTTACGCAGTGCTCACATCTTACGATATAAGGGCTAACTAGAAGCTCTGCGGTCTTTGCAGCCTTCCATCCAGCAGTTGCTCTCTGATTGAGTGGATCTGCCGTTCCTGCTGAACCCTTCTGCTTAACAATCATCTCGAGTCCGCCACCTTCAATCTCGGTAGTTCCGTATGCGTTAGCACCTAGGAATAGCGTTCCATAGATTCTAGCTCCGGATGTGCTCTTCTCGTTGAAGATTTTAGCCTCTGTAGACTCGATAAATCTTACTCCTGCAATCTTTCCAACCTCTCCCTCGAAGATCTGAGTTGAACCTGCATACTTTGATGCATCAATCCATGCCTCATCAGACTGTAGGTCGTACGAGGTATCAGGATTGATGATAGCAACGTAGTACTTGTCAATCTTTGGAGCGTTAGCATTCTTAAGAATTCTAGCAGCTCTCTTGACTGTATCTACTGTTAGTTTGTCATCCTTGGTTAGTGCCGCTCTTGCCGACTTGCCGCCTGCGTAAAGTACGTTGGTGCCTGAGTGCATAACCTCTCTTGTAACTGTATCAAGTGTTCTTCCTGCCTGATCAGATAGCAGCTGCTGTGACTCTAGCAGGTTGTTATCTAGCGCTGTGAGAAGTAGCATATCTGATAGTGTTACGTAATCGCCGTACTGCTTGATTGTTGCAGATACCTCTGTCATCTGGAGCTTTCTTCCGTCCGGTGTTACACCCTCTGTAAGTGGTGTTAGTGCCTTTGGGAATGGCTTGTACTGTCTGAATTTAATAACCTTACCGCCATTCTTTGGAATTGGTCTCTTCTGTGCAAACTGGTCATGAATTAACTGCGGACCTGTGAGTCTGATAAGGTTCTTATCGTAGTACTCCTTCATATCCGGCGTCAGATTGCTATCTGTAGTGATATTTGTGTTTGGATTTCCGAAAAGGAAATAGTCTCTAACGTTCATTGTTCCTCCTTCCTCAGTTAGAAGGTAACGGTTTCACCTCTAGCTACTCGCTTATTGATTCTATCCATATCTTCGTTACTGAGATTACTAATGTTCTTCTTGACCTTTAGTGGAGCTTTTGACTGCATGCCGTTTTCACGCGGCCTTAGTCCCCTTGCTCTTACTGTGTCGATAGTGTTCTTCCTAGTTTCCTTAGTTGCCATCTGAATAGCGCCAGAGATTAACTCCTGTATATGTGCTGCTTCGAAAGCTTTTCTTACACTCATTCCAGATTCAAGGTAGCTCATGAATTCAGGATTCTCACTAGCCTCTTTCTTAAGATTAAAGTGTGGATACACATTTCTTAGTTCGGCGGATTCTGATTCCCACTGCTCGTACAGTGCGTCTGCTTGCTCTTTGGCAGCTCTTTTTCTCTGCTCTGCTTCAAGCCTTCTGTTTTCCGCCTCGAGTTTCTTCTGGTACTTGTACTGTTCAACCGACAAGCCTTCTCTTTCTGCTCTTTCTTCTAGCAGTTCGCCATCTTTTGCGATTGCCTCTTTGAGTCCGTTAAGATTACCAGGCTCGATATCGTACTTGTCATACAGTACAAATAGCGCATCTTCATATTCACCAAGTCTATTTCTATCCGCCTCTGCGTTCTTGAATCTCTTTGAAAGCGTATCCTTAACGCGCGCATCGTATAAGTCTTTATACTTTCCTTTGATTAGTTCTTCGAACTCTGCAGATAGGTCTTCGGGTTCATCGGCGTTTTCACCCTCTGATGGTTCATCGTCTGGTTCCTCGCTATCGTCATAGCTGTTATCATCAAACAAATCATCATCTTTCTTTTCTTCAAGGGCTGTGCCCTCTTCACCACTGGTAGCGACACCAGCATTACCGCTTGTTCCTTCGCCGCCCTCTCCATCGAAGAGGTAAAAATCTCTATATTTCATTGTTCCTCCTGCGGCTTACCCGCGAGCATTTATCTTTACGGATTTATGATATAAAAAAATTATTTATTATTCGACTACGGCATAATCACTTTGATATTTTTTGGGTATCCCTCTTCAAGAATCGTTAACATTTTACACGCGAACGTATATATGATTCTTGCGTATATCATTTCATTTACGTTGTCCGGATGCGATGTAAAGCTGATCACTACATCGCCAGGCTTGATATCGATCGAGCTTTCTAATCTTTCAACCATATCTGACACTGTATGTACTAGCGTGCTAATCGCAAAGCACACATGGCTCTCGCCTGCGTGCTCTTTGATATCTAACGTATACGTGATTTTGCCTTGTTCGCCTCTCTTACTCGTCAGTTTTGCTGATGTCATGACCTTCTCCTACGCTTGCTTGATTGCTTGCTCTATCTCTGATATTTGCCGCCCTGGTATTAACCGGTCTATCTATACCGCGCCTTGCCTCATATGCGGCTGCGTTTAACTGCGGCGCTACTTCCATTCCTAGAGCCTGCTGTACCTGCGATGTGAATTCGCCTGCTCCAACCGTCTGGTCTAGCATTCCTGCCATCTGCATAGCGATGCTAGCTAATTGATTCAGTTTTTCATTAAGGTTTCCGTTTTCTCCTACCTTCCTGCGGAGTTCTTCCACTCCTTCAAAGTCCATAGCGTCTAACAGCATTCCAGCCTGTACATAGTTGTTCGGATTGAATACGCCCATGCCGTACAGCTCTTTTACCGTCTCATTCTGCGACGCTCTATTAAACGCATTCTTTTTGGCAGCGGAGATTTTGACATCGAATATAGGTTTCTTTACGATTTCTGGCTGTCCTGTTACATCATCGATTGTTGTTTCCTTGAGTAATGAATTTTCAAAGCTGATAAATTCATACGATCCGCCCTCTCCGTCAATTCTGAAACAACGAGGTTCATCATAGAACTGTCTGATTAATTCTATAATCTGCTTAACCAATCTCACGTACGCTCGATACGAACCGCCTATCATGTCACGAGATAGCTTTGAACCTGCCTCTTGCAGTGCTGCAATGGCGCTAGCTGCCGTTACACCTGCGGCCGTACTTCCCTGCGAGAAGTCGCGATTGCCCGAGGTTTCTTTTAGCTCTTCTTTTTTCATCTCTAGGTAATTCATGACAAGTGACGGAAGCGGCGTTGTTTGAAACTGTTTGATATTCCCCTCTTCAATTCTGCCGTTCACCTCAAAGAAGTCTTGTGAATAATCAGCTACTTGCTCTGGGTTTACTCCTGAATTCTTGTTAATAGCCCATCTTGGTTTACCAACAAGAGCAGCATTCTTTGCGACAATCTGATCCATCTTGTTTATGACCATCTGAGGAGATTTCATAACATCGATATATCCGAAGCCTAGCATTTCAGATTCAACCGGGAATAGGTTATCAACAACGAACGGATATTCGCCTGAAATGTAATATCCGCTCTCTAGATACTCTTCGCAGTTCTCAGATGCAAAGAGTACGTGACCGTCTATAAATTTGCAGTAGTGAACTATCGTCCTACCGTTAACAGTCTGCTTATAGTACCAGTCATAAACGACTGTTCTGTTAGATGCTGAATCGTCACGCTCTGTATCGTACTTCACGATTTCAGCACCTGCAGAATTTGATAGCACGCCTTCTAAGTATGGATACATTCCTACGAGGATATCGTTATCCACAGCGTCTATTAGGAAGATGTTCGGTGAGTCCTGAATATATTTAATTCCTGGCTCCCATAGTAGATTTAGAACATCTATTTGCTTTACGGCAATATCACCGGCGCCGTTATCTCTTGTGTTATCCCAGTATGTAGCGTATACACAGAACCCTTGTTTTAGTTTGTACCACCACGCATCACTATATATTTGCTGAAAGTCACAGTTATCTAAGATGCATGGAACAATCTTTGATAGTGACAACGCAGAACCTTTATCGCTCTCTTCACGTGGTAATAGATTAGGCATAGGGTAGTTATCCATAGCGTCAGCATGTTTGTTAGCAAGTGAATTAAACATCCATGCACTTTCAGGCTTTGGATCGCTCTCTTTACCTTGTGCGTCTCCTATAACTTCCCACTGCTTGAACTGCCACCACTTCTCGTTCTCAACAATTCGCTTTTTGAACTTCTCAAGATTCTGCTTGTACTTTTCGTATGTGTTCTTTGCCTCTCCTATAACCTCTTCATCAATGATTCCATTTCGGCCATAGTTCGGGTCCCACTCTTTGCCCTCGTCTTCGTTAAAGGCTCCGTATTCTGCTTCTGGCTCTTCCTTTGCATCTAGCGATGTTGGTTCTGGCTCCTGCTCTATATAGTCTGGCTCTTCCTCTTCATCTTCGATAGGTTCTTCGGCTGCTTTCTTTGGGTCTATTCCTAGCCTCTTCATTAGCTGTTTATCTCCCTCGGCTTGCGCGGGATCTTCTTCGGGTTCTTCATCTTCTGGCTGTTCCTGGTCTCTTGATGGCCTTGCCTTCTCAACTTCTTTAGCGTTCTTTTCTTTTAGCTCTTTCTTCTTGTCTTTCATATTCGCTCCTTACATGTATTTGAAAAAGTCGTATCGTCCTAGCTGTGCAGGAATCATATTTAATGGGTCGTGTAGCCCATCTGTTCCCTCGTATAGCTTTGCCCTGGCGTCTCGTCGCTCATTTATAGGTGACTCCATGCATACATATCTCCATTCGTCGTATATATGATCTTCCATTTCGGTATTAATATCCTCTACCTTGGTTTCGCTGTATATTAGTTCCGGTACTGTTCTGATGAAGTCCTTGCAGTTTGAGAAGCAATAGAACATCGGTATTCCGTTCTCGTCAAAAGCTAATCTATAGTGGCACTGCATTTTACCGGGTATTCGTGTATGGTCTCCCTTCTCCCAGTACACACCTGCTTCCATAAAGGAATCGGCTATTGATTTACCGCCGTTTTCTTGGAATATTGCAGGGTCTGCAACTGCTGATATTGTTCTGCCCTTTAGGTTTGGATCTGATTCCTCGATTTCCTTTATTGCTTTAGCAATCTTCTCAGTAGTCCACTTGACGCCAGTATTTGGCTGGTCTGTACAGCCGTATAGTTCGTTGATTCTGTATAATCTGTTGTCGTTATCTACAGCGTACCAACCTACACTAAATGGCTTTGAGTAGCCCCAGTCAAAACCTCTAAATATTCTCCATGTTTCAGGAATCTTAAATGGACTTATGACATGGGTCCACTTACGATCTGCATGATGCTCTATCTCGTCGCTCCACTCTGTGAATACTTGTCCGCTGAATGAATTCCAGTCTCCGTACAGCAGTGCTTTTTTGTCTGCTTCCGGAAGCATAGCCAAATTTGCGATATAGTACGGGTCGTTTTCTAACAGCTTTTTGTTATCAAAGACTGTTGATGGTACAAACATACGGCTACGCACGCGCTCTATTAACTCGCCTGTAGGGGTAACGATTTTGTATACGCCCTTGATGCAAGTCATAGGCGGCGCAGGTGTTATAAATCTCTTTTTTACCCAGCCGTGACCAACTCCACCAGGGTTTGCGCTAGCTCTTATGTATACTCTCGTTCCTGGCGCAGTAGGACGATTACGCGACATTAGATACATGTACTGCGTACGCGTAAAATGCGTTAGCTCGTCAAATGCGATAAAGTCGTATGCCTTACCTTGATAGTTATATTTATCTGTTTCCCTCTGTAAATTTCCGAAGTATATTTTTGCTCCGCTTCCGAACTTCCAAACGTATTTTGATTCGTTGAATTTTGCGCTCGGAAATGCTTTTGAATATAGATTTATGGATCTATCCATGAGCTCTGAGAGCTGTGGGAATGTTCTACGAAGTATTAAGCCTTTATAATTCGGTATATGTACTTGCCTTAGTGCTTCGCATAATATAGCGTCGCTCTTTCCGCCTCCGGCTGCACCGCCATATAACACTTCGTACTCCGGGCGGCTCATGAATACTTTTTGACGTGGCTGCGGCTCCCATGCTATTTTCATTCTTCCACCTCAGTAACCTCTTCATCACTTAAATTAACAAGCACAATGCTTTCAGCCTCTTCAACGCTGATATTTTTATTCTCTGCTTCTGCTTCAAGCAACTTAACTTTTCTTTCTTCAAGTCTAACTCTTTTCTTCGCAAGCTTAAGATTTTCCTTTTCTTGGAACGTAAGAATAGTCTCCATTGACCGCCTCATTTTTTCGATTGCTTGCAGCGCATTAGCTGCATCTTTTACCTGTTTAAAATCTGTTCTCTTAAATTTTTTCTCAACGGTTTTCTTTGACACCGGAAAACCATCTGAATTGTATTCAGTTTCTTCAACCAGATATCTATTGAACTGCTTTGGATCTAAAAGAGCGTCGCTCATTATATTAGACAAGTTATGTACTATGCCTATTTCTTTAGATAAGTCTATAGATTCTAATTTAGATACACGCTCTACAGCTTTTCCGACAGTATCTGATACATATTTCCTGCGCTTTTCTTTCCACTCGTGACGGCGTGCATACTCTGAAATAGTACGCGCTGATGTTTGGTATTTAGTAGCTAGTTTCGCGTATGATGTATTTGTTGTTATGTAATCTACTTCGAGCTTGTTCCAATCCATGATTTCCTCCAGCTTTAATTATGCCTATTGATATGCGTTTTTTCGCCTGCTTCAAAATTTTTAAAAAAGTTTTGAAAAAGGTGTTGACAAGGTGTTAATGTGGTGGTATACTTTAGACAAGCTAAGGGAAGAGGTAAGTAAAACATGGATAAACGAACAGCACACATACACTTAAAAACTACCCCGAGAATTAAAGAAGCTGCCACAGAACTAGCAGCAAAGGAAGGTAGAACGCTAAGCAACTTTATAGAATCTCTGTTAGTTGAGCAGATTCAAAAAAACAAAAAATAAAAAAT